TTGCAACTACGGCAACATGGATTTCCAGTAACACAACCATAGGAGGTTATTGTCAAACATTGGTAGATGTTACTGACACATCAACTATTAAAGTAAGATTTACAATAGATGTTTCTCAAGCTGGTGTTACAACTTGGGGTGGTGGTGCTGCAAACTTGAATACTGGTATGCATTTCTTTAAATTAGGAGCAACATAAGATGGATAGAACAACTGGTAGACCAGATAATATTACAGATTATTTAAAAAATCTTCATCAAGGACAATGGTTTGGTTTTTCAGATGACAACAATCAAGTATATGCAAATTTAATTATACACGATGGAAGTGCAAAACCAACGGAACAGGAATGTACTGATGGATTAAAAGCACGTCAAGATGCTTGGGATTTAGAGAATGATTCTTATAAATCTAATAGAAAAAAAGAATACCCTTCCATACAGGATTTAGTTGTCGCTTTATATGACACGGATGACAAGGCGGCGATAGACGAGAAGCGCGCTGAGATAAAACTGAAATATCCCAAACCCTAATGGCTAAACGAAGAACAAAACAAACTCTAAAACAACCAATGACCAAACTTCTGGATGTAAGACTGGTAATTCAGGTGGGTATGATACTGTTCGCCATTGTGGGTTTTTATTTTACGACTAAATCGAGATTAGATGTCATAGAAAACAATATGTCAGAGATTAAAAGTTCTTTGACTGACAGTAGATTGGTGAAGTTGGAAATGAGATTAGAGGAACTGGCGAAAGACCTGAAAAGAATTGAAATGAACCTTATGGGTTTGGAGGATTGGATTGAAGAAGATCTGATCGGTGACATAATACAACAGAAAGGATAGTTATGAGTGATCTCTGTGAATGCGGTCTGCTCAAGGAGGATTGCACCCATCCCAACTGCGGTGATGAGGAAACAAAATGAGATGTTTAAAATGTTTTCACTGGCAATTCTGAATTTTCTTGAAGTGTACGGCAGTAAGGTGAGTCAATGGGCGTGGCACAAAAGATGGAATAGAGGCAATCAAAGAAAAAGGTATGATTAAGGTATGGTTTCTCCTAGCTTTAATATCCTTTCCGAACACTCCAGCCATTTCATACAAGGGTTTCGCAGGATACTTGACGCAGGGAGAATGCGAGGAAAAAAGAATAATAATTGAAAATGAAATTATTGATCTTGAAAAGCAGTCGGAAAGAGCTTTTTACTTAAAAACGTTCTGTCTGGAGATGGATGCTTTTGAAAGTCAGTTCATAAAGAAAAAGAAATTAAACAACACAAACACAGGAGCATAATGTCTAACTGGGAGAAGGATGTCGCAGAGTTGAAAACCGATGTACGATACATTAGAGAGGACATTTGCATTATGCAGAAGCAGATCAGGGATTTAAACTCCATTTCCAACAGAGGACTCGGAGGACTGAAGGTTACTTTATTCATAGGAGCAGTTTTGGGAGCAATCTATACTTTCTTTAGAATTATTGACTGAAGTTTGAAAAAAAACCCTCCAGGATGCACGAGAACGCATCTTAACGGTGAGGGCGGTACAATCAGACCTTAGTGAAAATAAAAGGATTGTATGAAACTAAATCAAAGGATTTTAATACTATCAGACACTCATTTTCCATTTCACAACAAAAATTACTGGAATTGGATTAAAAAAATAAAAGACCGGATAAAGCCTACTCGTGTGATCCACATTGGCGATCTGGTTGACAATGCGAGTATCCAGGTGGAACGACCTGCCGATCCGAATGTCGAAAGTCCGGTGTTTGAATTGGCGAGTGCCAAGAAGGAGATCCGTAAGTTGGAGAAACTTTTTCCCAAGATGGACATTCTTTTCGGCAACCACGATTTACGCATTATGCGGAGAGCTGAGAGATTCGGCATTCCCAGATCGATGCTCAAAGACCTGAACACCATCTATGAGATCAAGTCTGACTGGCGGTGGCACGACAAGCTGATCGTCAAGCTGCCTAACAGGACAAACGTGTTCTTCACGCATAATTTTAAATCAAACATTCTAGCCAGTTCAAAGGAACTCGGCTGTTCTTTCGTTTGCGGACACTGGCATACGATTTCATCCATTTCACTATGGTCAAATCCTTTAGCCTTGAATTTCGCAATGTGCGTTGGAAGCTCCATCAACCCTAAGGCGGCTTCAATGCGATACCAAAAGAACTTCATCAAAAGACCGATCATTTCCGTTGGAGCCGTCATTGATTCCGTTCCCCAGCTTTTTCCGATGCCCTTGTGATTGTTGAAGAATTAATCAAGGATCAGGAGGAGAAGGTCAGGGAATCACTTTTGAGTTGGGGATTTTCAAGTGAATGGACAGACCGTTCATTCAGGCAGATGAGAAAAAACAGGAACGGAGGATCAGTGGACTTTGAATCATTGAAGGATGAAATAAAGGAAAGCGAAGGATGCAGACACAAGGCGTACCAGTTGAAGTTCAACGGCTACCAGGAGCCTTTTTACACCATAGGCTTCGGACACAAGGTGCAGCCGAATGACAAGATCGACATAAACAAGATTTACTCTCACAAGGAGATTGAAAAGTGGTTCGAGCTTGATTTTTCAGTGGCGAGAAGGTCGGCAGATGACCTGCTCGGTGACTGCCATCCCGCAGCTAAAGAGGTTGGAATTGAATGCTGTTTTGTCTTGGGCAGAACCGGTTTCAGTAAGTTTAAAAAGACGATAAAATTTATTAAAGACGGTTCGCACAAAGAGGCATCTGAAGAGATCAAGGATTCCAAGTGGTATCAGCAGGTGCGTCACAGGGTTGAAGCACTCTCAAAAAAACTAAAGGAGATTTAATAATGAAGATTATCTTTTTAATATTATTCGCAACGCTGGTGGCGATTCAATTCGTCAATCTAGCCATTTACAGTCAACAGGTTGGGTATCTATGTTAGGAGTTTTAGGAGCTGTAGCTCCGTTGGTGAAAACCTTATTCAAGACAATCGACAAGACAATAGACAATAAGGCTGACGCTGAAAAGATTAAGCAATCCATTCAACAGCAACTGCTTTCAGGACAACTGAAAGAACTAGAGGCACAAGCATCAATCATAATAGCTGAATCCAAAGGAAGTTTTCTTCAAAGAAATTGGCGACCTCTGCTGATGCTTATATTTGCCGGATTAATTGTAGCACATTGGTTTGGTTTTACAGCACCGAACATCCCTGAGTCAGTCCAGAACTCACTTCTTAATATCGTGTTGGTCGGCTGTTCAGGATATATTTTAGGTCGCAGTGGCGAAAAAATAATGGACAAATATAAACAAAAATAGGAGGATTTATGGAAAAAATTTCAACTTGGTTTAACGGCTTGAATAAGAAATACAAGATTCTTGTCATCTTTGCCGTCATAGCCGTTGCATTGATTGCCCTTAACAAGATCGGCATACTTTAGAACAGCTTATGAGAAAATGTCCGCCAAAGATAAAAGTCGGATACAAGGAGATTGACATTCAATTCGTCAAGTCAGACTTCGCCAAGCAGACGGACTGTTACGGTGAGTATCATCACCGGTCAAACAAGATCGAGATACAGCAGGACTTGAATGACGCTGATTACGGCAATACACTTTTACACGAAATATTACACGCCATCACTTATGAGATGAGCTTGACGCAGGAAGGCAATGTCCTGGCGAAAGACTCGGATGAGGAGATTGTGGTCAATTCCATCACGAATGGATTAGCGGCAGTCATCAAGGACAACGCCTGGTTCTTAAAGATCCTGCAAGAGAACATTAAATAATTGAATTTCAGGGCATCAACGCCCATATAAGAATTACTGGTACGCCATAAAGGGTGCTGGTATTTAACTCGCTTAATAAGGAGTACATAATGAACAGAGCATTAAGCATATTTAATCAGTTGCGACCCGTGACTATAGGATTTGACAATGTTTTCGATCACTTTGAAAAAATGTTCGAGAATGAATGGTCAATCCCGACCTATCCACCTTACAACATCGTCAAGACTGGCGATCAGAAATTTGACATTGAATTGGCGTTGGCAGGTTACAACAAGAAGAGCATTCTTGTGGACTTTGCCGATGGACAGTTGAACATCAAGTCTGCGAAGGAGGAGAAGCAGGATGGAGTCATCCATCAGGGCATTTCAAAAAAATACTTTTCCAAGACGTTCACGATAGCGGATGACGTTGAGGTGAAAGGTGCGGAACTCAAAGATGGATTGTTGAAAATCTCATTGGAGAGAATTTTACCAGAGGGCAGAAAAGCCAGAACAATAGAAATTAAATAAGATTAAAAGGGGAGTGGAGAAATTCATTCCCCTCTTTTTTTATTTGTGCTTTTTAAAATTGA